ACGCGGCGGATCGGGAGGACGATTGGAAGTCGCCGAAGATCTGGCACAAGGCGAACCCGTCGCTCGGCGAAACGATCAGCGAGGAGTCATTCGCCGCTGACTGCAAGGAAGCCGAGAACTCCGCGACGAAACTCAACGCCTTCCTGCGGTATCGGTTGAATATCCCCACGACCAGCGACATCCGGTGGATTCGTCCTGACCAGTGGGCGGCCTGCGGCGTGGACCTCGAGCCGTTGGAGGGGCGGCCGTTCTGGGCGGGGCTGGACCTAGCGAGTACGTGGGACACGTCGGCATTCGTGGCTGTGTTTCCCGATGAGTCGGGGCGGTACGACGTGGTGCCGATGTTCTGGTGCCCCGAGGCGAATGCCGCTGAGCGGGAGCGGACGGACCGGGTGCCCTACACCCAGTGGGCGAGGGACGGATTCTTGCGTCTGACGGACGGCAAGAGCACGGATTACGCCACCATCAAGCGGGACATCATGGAGTTCTGCGGGCGGTTCCAGCCGAAGCAGATAGCCATCGACCGATGGAACGCGACGATGCTCGCGCAGGAGCTCGTGGCCGAGGGTTTGCCGGTGCAGATGTTTGGGATGGGTTTTGCGTCCATGAGCGCGCCCGCTAAGAGGACTGAGGCACTCACGATCGACGGCAAACTGCGGCACGCTGGACATCCGGTGCTAGGCTGGCAAGCAGGAAACGTAGCGGTACAGAGCGACTCGGCCGGCAACATCAAGCCATCCAAAGCGAAGAGCACGGAACGCATCGACGGCATGGTGGCTCTGGTAATGGCGATTGGCTCGCACATGGGCGAAAGCCTGACGCCGCAGGCGATGCCCGAACTTTCCTTCTGGTGAACACCGCATGGATGCGACGCTCCCCGAGATCCGCTGGCTCGAGACCCGGATGTCCCGCTGGGATGACTTGGTTGCGGCTGCTTCCGAATCTGGCGTGCGGGTGACTCCCGAGACCGCCATGCGGACGGCGGCCTACATGGCTTGTGCCCGCGTGGTGGCCGAGACTGTCGCCTGCCTGCCGCTGCACGTCTACCGCAAGCGTGACGACTACACGTCGGAGCGGGCCAAGGATCTGGCGATCTACAACGTGCTCGCCAAGAAGCCGAACCGCTACCAGACCCGGTATCAGTGGGTCGAGCAAATCTGCCTGCACATGGGATTCTACGGCAGTTCCTACCAGTACAAGTTCCGCGGCCCCGATGGGCAGGTGACCGAACTGCGGCCGCTGAATCCGGCCAAAATGAAGGTCGAGGCGGACGACGAAGGCACGAAGACGTACCTGTTCACGGACCCGAAGACGGGCCGGCAGACGATCTACCGCGACGACCAGATCTGCCACATTTCGTGGATCTCGTTCGATGGCATTCGTGGTGAGGTGCCGATCGAGTTGGGCCGGGATGCCATCAGCCTGGCCCGCAGCCTGGAGGGCTACGCTGCCACGTTCTATCGCAACAACGCCCAGCCGGGGCTGATCCTGACGACCGACCAAGTGCTTAACGAGGAGCAGCGGCGTGGGCTCCGCGAGTCGTGGAACGCCCGGCACAAGGGGGCGAGGAACGCTGGCGAGACGGCGGTGCTGAGCAACGGGCTGAAGGCCGACACGATCACGGCCACGAATCAAGAGAGCCAACTGGCCGAGCTGTGGATGCAATCGCTGCTGGCGATCTGCCGCATCTGGCGGATGCCGCCGCACATGATTCAGGAGCTCGGCAGAGCAACTTGGGGGAACTTGCAGAGCGAGATGGTGTCGTTCGAGAAGTTCACGATTGCCCCGTGGCTACGGCGGATTGAGGGTGCGATCGAGCGGGACGTGCTCCCCGAGGACGGCGAGTTGTACGCGGAGTTCCTCGTCGAAGGGCTGCTGCGGAGCGACATCACGACCCGCTACCAGGCGTATGAGATTGCCATTCGCAACAAGTGGCTGACGCCCGACGAAGTGCGGCAAAAGGAGAACCTCGGCCCGCTTCCCCCTGGTGCTGAGCCTGTGGCCGAGCCGGTGGAGGACGTGCCCGAGGAGCAGGACGAACCGAGCGAAGACGAGCCGGCCCAGGACACCCCGAGCACGGAGGCGAGCGATGGCTGACGAGATGGACGTGGCGGTTGCTACGGAGATCGAGCGGCGTGACTGGGAGTTCGCCGACGACGGTGGCGTTGCTGTCGAGACTCGGGCCGATGGCCGCACGGTCCTGTCGGGCTATGCCGTCCGCTACAACACCACGTCGGTGGACCTCGGCGGGTTCCGCGAGACGATCCTGCCGGGGGCGTTTGACAAGGTGCTCAACCGCCAGCGTGGCAAGCGGGACGTTGTGGCCCTGTTCAACCACGACGCCAACCAGCTGTTGGGCCGCACGTCGTCAGGCACGCTTGAACTGTCGAGCGACGACAAGGGGCTGCGGTACTCAGTCGTCCTGCCGAACACGGAGTTGGGCCGCACGATCAGCGAACTGACGGCCCGCGGAGACCTGCGTGGCTCGTCGTTCGCGTTCACGGTCGAGCAGAAGGGGCATTCGTGGGCACCTGGCGAAGACGGCGTGCCGCGTCGCTCGATCCGCGAGGTGTCCGGTTTGTTCGACGTGTCCGTAGTTGTACACCCTGCATACTCGTCTTCGTCTGCGGCGGTTGCCCGTCGCAGCATGGAGGCGTGGATGGCTGAGCAGGAAGAGGTTCCGGTGCAGCCCGAGCCGGTGAACAACGGCAAGGCGCTGACGAATCTGGCGGTGCGGATGGCGGCTCGCCTACGGGCTGCCAAGCTCAGGAGCATGCTGCGTGGCTAGACCAGGCGACCAGTGTCCGCAGTGCAAGCGTGGCCGCATTCGCACGTACACGAGCAAGGCCGCCGGCGACCAGCAGGTGCGGTACGTCGAGTGCCCGTGCTGCGAGTTCCGTGGCAAGGTTGTTGTGCCATCGGAATACATCTGCCGCCGTTCGTTCTACGTAGAACCGAAACGCTAGGTCATCGCCCTTTGCTCTCGTAGTGTGAACGGCAGACACGGACTGTCACCGTTCACCAACTACGGAGCGCCACGGATGGCCACTCAACTCTCGAAGCTTCAGGACCGCGCCGCCGCTGTGGCTGCGATGCTCGCCGACCTCTCGGCCGTCGAGGACCGTTCCGCCGAGCAGGCCGCCGAGATGGAGAGGCTCGCCGTCGAAGGTGAGCGCCTCGAGGCCGAGCTCGCCCGCGAGCACTCCATCGCCGAGCGGATCACGTCGCTCCGTGGCAAGGTGGCTGCGACTGCGAAGCCGGTCGAGGTTGCGGCTGTTGAGCCGGTCGCCCGTCCGTCCCGCGACAGCGGCAAGGCCACGATGTTCCGGTCGTCTTCGGACGCCGAAGCCTGCGGTCGCTGGATTCGTGGCTACGTCCTCGGCCGAGCCGAGGATCGGTCGTGGTACGAGAAGCACGTCGAGGCTCGCGCCCTGTCGCCCAACGACAACAACAAGGGTGGCGTGTTCATCCCCGACACCTTCGCTTCGACGGTCATCCGGCTGGTCGAGTCCTACGGTGCGTTCCCCGCCCAGGCCAACAACCTGCAGATGGCGAGCGACACGCTCTACATCCCGCGTCGGACCGCCGGCAACACCGCGTACCACACCGGTGCCAACAGCGAGACGACCGTGACGGACATGGCGACCGACAACGTCCTGCTCTCCAGCAAGGAAGTTCGCGTCGGCACCCGCGTCCCGAACCAGCTGATCGACGATTCGGCCATCGACCTGGCCGGGCTGGTTGCTCAGGAGTTCGCCTTGGCGATCGCCCTGCGGATCGACGAGGACGGTTTCATCGGGACCGGGGCTTCCACCTACGGCGGCATCCGCGGCATCCAGTGGAAGTTTGAGAACGAGACGCTGACGGCTGGCATCCACGACTCCAGCCAGACGGCGGTCACTGCCCTGACGATCGACGACTTCGCCAACACGATCGCCAAGTTGCCGACCTACGCTTCGCAGAGCCCGACCTGCGGCTGGTACACCACGCCGCAGATGCACGCTCTGGCGATGCAGTCGCTGGCCCTCGGCGGCAACGGTGCCTCGGCCAACGAGATCGTGGACGGCGTCCGTCGGCCGCAGTTCATGGGCTGGCCGGTGTTCTTCAACAACGTCATGCGGAAGACCGCCGCCGCTACCCAGTGCGTGGCCCTCTTCGGTGA